GTAATCTGTAATATTAACAGCAAAACTGCTTACACTGGCTTGTGCTACAGCGTCTTGAATATCTAACTGCACCAAATAACCTGTGAGATTGATAGGTTTTTGATCTTGATTTAGGATAGCAACTTGTAGAGGGTTGTCAATACCTTGATAAATTTTAATTGGGCGACTGTACACGACTCTGTTCCTTGGTGAAAATATGGTGGGATCCCAAAATTGAACCCGGACTATATTGGAATATAAATAAGCTTGGATTTGCATTATCTTGTATTTATTATTAAATGGTTGAACCCGATTACGCAGAATTACTTAAACAATACCCATTTTTAACCTACCTGGTCTACGGCGGAAATGAATATATAGGGGTGATTCAAAACTTAGATGAAGTAATTACTACGATGTACGATTACGGAGCATTACGTACCGTAGAGCAAAAACGTCAATTTTTAGAACTTGCAGAAACTTGGTGGTGGGAAAGTAATAGACTAATTCCGATTAATGTTTTTTTGAAATCAGAATGGACGCCATTTCGTAATGTTGTTAAAACAATGAACAGCAAAGATGTGGAAATTAAATTTGGCCCGCAAGTGAGCCTGAAAGAAATTGCTGCTAAACGCAGCAAACGCAGATCAATTACTCTTGTTCGGAAGCTTGGCTGAGCAAGTTCATATTGACAGCAACAAGATGTGCATACCCCACTGCATGCGCCTTTTTAAAATAGTAGCTGTCATCTAGAGGTCGTTCCCACACAGTTTCTGCCACTTGATTCCAAGGTAGCCCAATCAAGTGTCTTTTTGCAGGTCTTATGATGGCCAAGAACATGGCCAGTCTTGGAATTGAGTTAACAGCCTCTGGCATACGGATTAGTGTGTCATAATGTGCGCCTATATGGATAAGCTGGCTACAAAACTCTGCGTCATAAAGTTTGTGCCATGCAGGCTCTTGCTGCATTAAAAGTTGTAAATGTTGTTCGTTGCGTACTTGTTGATATAACCCAACATTAAGCACGTCTACTTTGATGTACCCTCGGTCTTCGGCTGCTTCGTAATCTATGCTGGCACGACCTGTAAATGGATCAACAGGAATTCGAGTAAAATACACACCGGTATTGTGCTTGTTTGTTTTACTTTCCCGAATCATACTGGCAGCAGTATGCTTGACTACAGAAAGAGCTTGATCTCTATTGGCTACATCTATGTCAATGTCACTGGTAAATTTCATAATCCTGCTTTGTCCAATACATGTCTGCACCATTCTACGTCGGCGACATAATCACTAAACTTACGATTCCAAAAATCAGGGTCAATCCAAGGCATAACCAAAACCAGGTGTTCTTCGCCAAGATTTCCAAGCCACTCAATGCCAGTATCGCAGTTGTAAACAATCCAAGGGCTAACACGGCCAGTGGTAATATGATGACAAATACGATTAGTATTACCAAACCTAAAGTAATGGCTAAAACTAGCAAGACCACTATCTCCATTGGCGTATTCTTCCATTTCTTGGAGAGCTCTTTCAAGTGCATCTTGCGGCGCTTCTCTTCTGATGTAGTCATGTAACCATTCTTCGTAAAAACTATCTTTGGTCCAATAATCTAACTTCTTATTATTTTTTAACAGCCATGTAGTATAACTAGGCCCATTAATAGCCCTAATAGCAACAAGATATCTGCCGTAACGAACGAAAGCTTGATAATAAGGGCTCTTAATAAAGTCTTCATAGCTTTTTAGCTTTGCTGAACCTTGAGTAATTTCATAGAATTGTAAATAAGCACGAAGTCCAAATTGCACTCCTGTTTCATTTTCCTGCTGCCATCTACGTTTTTGTACGCAAAGATGTGCCGTTAGTGTTGATTCTTTTCTAAAAGATTTTTCGCAATAGCGACACTTATAATTCTGATTTAATTCGCTTGTCATCCCATCCGTGCTGTTTGGCAAGTTGTTTCAAATCATCACGAGTATTTATAGAAGCAAGTAACTCTAATTCATCATCGTTATGATTAGGATAAAAATTTTTTAAAAATTTAACTACTTTGTTATTACTTCCTTGTTTCTTTTGCTTAATCCAATCATGCTTAAAATTTCCCATGCCCGGGCTAACTGTAGTAGCCGCTAGCCATTGTAATTTTGGGTGCTTGGATAACTCAAAGAAATTCTTATTTAAATTTTCGTTACAAGCTAACAAATAGTACTGCTGTAATTCTTTGCTTCCTTGAACTGAACTTCCCCATCTGATCATCAGAAATGTAGAAAATTTTTTACGTTCTTCATCAGTCAAGTCAGAGTAGAACTTTCGATCTTTGTTATCAAAAGATCTCATTTCGTTTGCAATGTTTAATTTGTCACTCATACTGGATGATGGTCCACTGTTTGTATTTGCTTAGATAATTCATATATAACTATAGCACGATCTAGTGCTTCTTGTAAAGCAGGATTAGTTTTTGCAGCTCGGTGAATTTGTCCCCATAGCTTGTCTTGTTGTAAATCATTAAATACGGATTGTCTGTCAGAGTCCCTACCTATTTCAAATCGTTGATCTGGTGGATCCCCAAATTTTCTTGCATACACAACACCATCGTGCTTTTCATAAACATAGGTTGCTCCTGCCTCCAGTCTACCGTTCATATTTTATCCTACCGCAGTTTTAATTGTTAGTTCAAGTTTGTTTATCAAGTCTGTTGATCTGACATAATAATAATTTTGTAATCTTCTTTTATAACTATCATTCCAAATTTGTTCTAAATTTGGAATCAAATTTGAAATTTGTTCAATCGTGTAATCTAAAATTGAATCATGATCCGTAAATTCTGTTTTTAAATTTATCAAATCTGACATTGTATCTATACCCAATTCGCTTAAATGATTATATAATTTATTATTACCAAGTACCGCAGGTATCTGTCCGGAGAAGTAGGGTTTAATACTTTTTTCTGTTATAAACGGGGTATCAAAATCAGACTCAATCATAAAGTTAATATAACAATCTGTATAAATTCTATTATCTATAGACAGGCCTATTTCTGATTTATCATTAGGATCTGCAATCGTCCCGTTGGGAAATCTGTGATTTAATTTTTCTAACAAAGATAAATTTTTACTATTTAATTGCTTCACTGAGTTATCAAATATCTTTAATTGTGATTCTTTTAAAGAATACACCGGAAAAAAATTAAATAGACACGTATCCAACCAGCTTTTTTCCAAAATCTTTAGAATAAACAGTAACCTAACATAATAAACATGATAAAACAAAAACCCTAAATTGAAATGTCTAGATGATCTAATATCAGTTTTAGTATCTGCTAAAAATCTTATTCCATTGATCAAATAAAAAGGATAATATATTATAGCGTCAATTTCATTGTTAAAGTAATTAAAATTAGATGTAAGGATTAAAAATTTTGACTTTAAGTTAAAACTTTTTAAATTATTATACAATTCTAATGCAGAATATCCACGAACGTAATTCGTTGAATCATCAAAAACTATTAAATCGTGTTCAGGTAATACATCAATATACCTATGCAAGTTGTCTCCATTGATAGCATAACCTGCATCAATTACTATTATTTTTTTAGAACAAAACTTTTGTAAGTTTAGTAATAAGTCGCTACTCACCAGCACTTTCCATAATCAACTACCTCACTTTGTCTTGAAATATCCTTGACAAAATAGGCACACAAAGGTTTTTCTGTTCCTGTTTCCATGGGCACAGCTAGTAACTGTCCAGGTTTTAATTTAGGGAAATACCACTTAACATCTTGATATATATCTACTATTTCAATTTGTGCAAATTCTGGTTTAAAACTACTCAATGGGTTAAAACAAAATACGCTAAATCCTCTATCATTGATACTAGTCAAGGGAACCACTTCTAAATCTCCTAGATCAGGTTCTCCTATCAGCACATGCCAATCCACTGGCATCTTAATAAAGTTTTCGCCTATACGTAATACTAGTGCAGGACTATTAAAGCTTTCTAAAAAGATTAATGGTATATAAAAATAATCAGGGCTTCGAGGATCACTGTTATCTAAAACAGCAAATCTAAGGTCTTCAACTTCATCAGGTATATCATTTAATTCATAAGCAGTGTTGTCTAGTGTAAGTATTCTAATTTTTTTCTCCTTGCCATTTCATAAGAAACATGGTAAGTTCGCTTTCATTCTTAAAACTTATTTGTTTAAAATTTACTTGTTTTCCGCAACCAGTTTCTCTGCACCATCTTGCTATTTTACGCATGTCTGGGCTATCTATTTGCACCCATTGTATCCCGTTGCCTCGGTCTTCGATTTGAAAAGTCATTCCCATTCGACCTTTTCTACAGTGAAAGGATAATTGGCCTCTTTGTAAAAGGCTTTTCTCTTTGTTAGATGTCGTTTTGCAAACTTGCAAGTGCTAGTTATATCCCAGATCTGAACAAAATTTTTGTCTTCAGCCTTGCGAATGCCTCGGCCAATTGATTGAATAACTCTAACAAAAGACTTGCCAGGCTCCAGGAGAACAAGATTAAAAATGCGGGGAATATTAATACCAACAGCAGCAACACCGTAGGTAGCGATAATGATTTTGTCTGAAGCTTCTGCCACTTCGTCATAATGTTCTTTACGCTCTCCAGCTTTGGTCGCTCCGCTTACAAATACACTACCTGGTAGTCTGCTGGCTAACGCTCGGCCGGCACTAATTCGATCTACTAAGATAAGTGTATTGCCTGAATCAACAATAGTACTTATCAATCTTGCCATGTAGTCAAGTCTTTCGCTGGTTTCTATTAGATATTTTAATTCGCTTTGATAGTTTGTGTACTCTTTATGATCAACCAACTGCACAACATTCACGTGGCATTGTGCCAGATGTCCGGCTTCTTGTAGTTCACTGGCACTTAGTTGTCCTACCACTGGCCCAAGCATGCAGTTGATACTCTGTCTGGCATAATCTTCTTTAGGTATAGTACCTGTTAATCCCCAACGAATGGGCACTTGTGCAAACGGCCCGCTTAATAATGTTTTTAATGCATCTGCTTTGGCCTGATGTACTTCATCCACAATAACTGCAACTACTCCTTCCAAAAACTCGCCAATGGTAATTTCTGCTTCGGCGTTCTTGGTCGTCTTTAGCAAGTTGTTCAGGCTTTGCCAGGTGCATATGGTATGTGTGCGACCGTATTCTTTACGATCTCCAAAATATACACCAGTGTCTAGTTCAAGATTCACAAAGTCATCTTCGGTCTGTGTCACCAGACTTTTGTTAGGAACAATTATAATGGTGCGACCATATTCGCTTACGGCATCTGCTAGTGCGGCCGTGATAATCGTTTTACCGGCACCAGTTGCTACTTCTTGTACGCATTGTGGGTTGACCAAAAAGCGATTGATAATCTCTGGCTGATAGTCTCTCAGTACTATTGGCTCACCGGCTCGAGGATGATTCTTGGGCCACTGTTTGTGTTGATAGGTATTCTCATCCACAGTGGCAAACTCAAATGTGGTACGATAGTTTCTGATATCTTCTACTTCAACATCATATCCTTGATTATCTAAGTAAGGCAGTATCTCTGGTAGCAGATTTATGTAGGTAGTACCGCCAAGATTGAAGAATGGTACCTTACCGTCCCACCGTCCAAGACGCACACTGGGCTGATATCTAGCACCAGGTATTTCGTATTTGTATTGTTTAACTAGAGCTGTTCTTGTAGATAGTTCTAGTCCTTCGATTTTTACATTAACTTCGTCTCGGATTATTAGTTTAGCTTGCATTGAATCATCTATTGTTTTTATTATTATATACTTCAGTTGCAAAATATACAACCTTTTCGGCATGTTGTAACAGCATTGATTTATCGGCGCCGTGCATCATTCCTTGCCCACTTATTAGTAACTTGATAGGTTGTTTCCACCTCGGATTAAACTTATTGAAGTAAATTATTTTTTTATGAGAGATTGTAGACTCAGGCTTTAAAATGTTTACTTTATGAATTTCATCTTTTGTAAAATACGGTTCAACAAAATATTTAAACAACTTATCACTCATGTCGGGTTCAAAAATGTATATAGGAAATCTACCTGTTATACGAGCATACTTAATTATGTCCTGTATTGTATCACTATCATGCTGTGGACTAAACTTTATTTCTCGCGATGTCAGTAAGTTATAAATTCTAGGACTATAGTTATTAATAATTTTTTCTTCAATTAATTTATCAACTGTATAACCATAGATTGGTGCATTGTCGACTATTAAATCTAAACTAGATTCATTAAATCCACAATAGTTTTTAATAGACTCAATTAATGAATGTGGTGAATTTATTATTTCTAACTTATCACTTTCCTTAATCAACTTAATTTCATATGGTATCTTTTCGCATTCAATGACAGCGTTAAGGTAACTTTTAAAGTTATCGGCAATATCAAATTGATGATTTACAGCAAAACCATTGGCAGCAATTACGTTTGTTTCCGTTATCGCTAACTGCCAAATTTTAGCTTCGGGAGAGAAATGCCAACGGCCTTGACTAATTTTTGCTAAGTCCCTAATATCATCAATTAGTTTAGTATCATAAGGAAATTTTAAAACAATTTTGTCATTATCAATATAAAGTAATTTACGACGATCAATTTGTCTTACTCCCAATCTAAAATTTGGATCTTCAATTGGACTAATATCTATGCCTTGCTTTTCTAGTTGTTTCTTATATTTGGAAATAATCTTTACAGCTAGTTCGGCTTGTTTATCTGTAAGTGCCCGTCCTTCCAATGTAGCTGCACTCATACTATTAATAATCTGTACATCGTATCGTGCCAGGCTTAATATAGGCGGAGTGCTAGCAAATAGTCCGTAGGATTTTCCAGTTGTAGGATCCCTGTCACCGTTGATAATTTCCAAATAATCTTCTACATAAAGAAAGGTTTTCATATGTACATTATAGCATGTTTAGAAAAACAAATCAAAAAAAAACCCTACCGAAGTAGGGTTTAGAATTCCGAAGTAAAAGGAGCTAACAAAAACTTCGGATTAAACTGATTTCATACAAGTGGATTTAGCCAGTGCCGCCCACTTGGTAGGGAAACTCTTGTATAGCTGACCAATCTTGATTGCCATACGCAAGCTCATCTCACGCAGTTGGTCCTTGTTGTCGTTCATGAACGCAATGATCTCGTCTTGTGCTACTTCGCCTAGTTCAAGATCTGCAAACAGTTCACCTGATCGAGCAATCTGCTTGATACGCAGCACCTTGTCACGCATTGTGTCAAGTGTAAGGTCCAAGTAGTGGCAGCGTGATTGCAAGGCATCCAAGTGATCACGCAACTTCTGGCTCTTCATTTTATCGAACTTCAAGTTGGTAATAAAGATTACGCTACCCTTGAATTCGAAGCTGTCTGGAATGCCTTCTGAGCGAAGGATACGGCTGTCACTCAACCACGAAATCTTACGCTTCTTGCCCGAGTCCAATGCACCTTTAAGCAAGTTAAGGCACACATCGTCCAACAGAATGCTGTCGCAGTCATCAAATACGATCACACAGTTTGGATCCGAATACTTGTAAAGTGCTTGATACAAACCAATGGCTGTAGCACTGCCTTTGACTACCTCGGCTCGTAAACGACGACCAGCAATTTGGTCTAGTAGTGTAGCCTTTTCAATCTCAAGTTCAACGCCATAGGATTTGCCCACACCCGGAGGACCCGACACAATCATGGCACGGATGTCACCGGTAGTGGCGGCTTTGGTCATCTCGTGTAGGATCTCAAAACGCTCGGCAATCTCGGCCATGCGTTCTTCGTCGGTTTGTTGACTTGCAACTTCTACAGCAATACATTCGGCCACAGCAACATCACCTTCGGTTACAAATTCATAATCGCTCATGTTGTTCACTTTCACACGAATGTCTTCAGGGAAGCCAGGGAATTGGCCGCCATTCTTGACAGTTACATAACCGCCTTTGGCGCCAGTTTTATATTGTTCTACAAGTTGAAAAGTACGACCGGATACATCAGTAGTGCGATAAGCACCAGACTTAATACGAACGAAACTCATACTGGCTCCTTTAATGTTTAAAATTGTATTGTTATTTTCAAATATTATAGCAAAATCAATCTTTATTGTCTACACTAAATTAGATTTTACCCTTCACTATACTTTTAGCAACCTGCTTGGGTGTTGCTCCTTTAGCAACCAGCATGTAAGCCGTATTTTCGCATAGGTCAACTTCTACAATTTCAAAACCCATGTTCATACGGTTGAATAAATCGTTTACAGCTCGCATAGCACCTTCGACACCCGCTTCACATGCCTGGTATTCGTCGTCAGAAATGTCGTAGAATTTGGCGTTTTCCAGGATGCCCTCACAGGAAG